CCGGAACCTTCATCAACGAAAGCGTTGAGGTTAGCGATACCAATCATAGCGTAGAATTGACCAGCGCCGAAGAGGTTAGTGGTGATACCATAACGAGTTCTTGCAGCGGTGATTGGATTCATTGTGAATGGATCAAGAGCTTGGTTAAGTTCGAGAGGAATGTATGGGAGGTAAATGATACCAGCATCATAGATTTGTTGACCCTTGAAGCCGAGGAGGACATATTCGCCACCAGCGAGGGAGTCACGATAGAGCTTAATTGTACCATTTCTTAAAGCACCAATTTCGACAACGCCGATGTTATTGTCGATGGACTTGCCGAATGCATTAGCATTGCCGAGACCACCAGAAACACCGAGTGGATTGACGATATTGGATTCAAGAAGAGCAGCAGCACCTGGAGAAGCAACGCACCAGTTAGCAGCACCACGTCTACTCTTTACAGCGATACTAGCAGAAGCTTGGAGGATGGTTGTATAGAGTGTATTGGTTCTTTCATTTTGGTTACGTCCATCAGCCTTAGCAGGATCCCACATCTTGGCATTGCCAGCGCGGATTGTAGCTTGGATGATTTCACCGAGGAGTTGTCTGTCAATTTCTTGAGCGATTTCATAAGAAATGAGTTCAGAAATTTCTTGTTGAGCATTGAGGCCTTGCATTGCCTTCATGTCTTCTTCAGTTTCACGAGTGATTTGGACACCGAGTTTTCTGGTCTTAGCAGTAACTGTAGCCTTGAGAATTTCAAAGCCAGCTTCTGGCATATCACGACCAACTGCCCAGTTTTCAGCGTCAGAGACGTCAGCGCCGTCACCAATAGCACTGAAGGTATTGCCACCATATTGAGAAATACCATTAGTACCGAGGAAGCACTTCATGAAGTCAGCTGGGGAACCAGTGGAATCAGCAGCTGTATCTTGTGGATCAACTGTGGTGTCTGGTTTAGCAACGTTAAGAACTTGACCAACCTTGAGTTCAACACCAAAGATGGATTCAAGTTGAGCTTTGTTTTCATTAGTAACATAAACGAGGTTTACATTACCTTGATCTTGGGATTTTGGACCGATGGTTGGATATTCGCCGAATTCATCAGTAGCATTATTGGTGTCACCAGCATTACCAGTATCACCAGAAGCATCGCCGTTGGATTCAGAATCATAAACTTTGTTATTGAATTTGTTAGCGAATTGAGCCTTACCAGTGAAGGATGGGTTGACGTTGAGGTAACCGATTTCCTTACCGAAGGAGTTTGGACCACGGCCGAAACGACCATAACGAGCACGGAAAGCAAATGCCATACCGATTGGGCCTTGCATTGGTTGAACGCCAACGAGCTTGTGAGCGAGGAGTTGTGGATAGATTCTTCTGATCATTGGGATAACGATAGAAGGAACTCTAGCATCACCAACACCACTGCCATCACGAGCAGTAGCAGCGTAGGAAGTAGCAGCTGTATCTGGACCAAAGGTAGGAGCATTGGAGATACCAGCGTCTTCGAGTAAGAGGCCTCTGCCCTTACGGAGTTTGTATTGTTCATCGATCTTTTCTTGAGCGTTTTCAAGAACGATAGCGGTGGACATTTTTACGACGTCAGATGTAATATCATCTTGACAATTAATTAAAGCAGACCATCTCTTGAAGATTTGATCTTGGTTTTGAATACCACGAAATACCATAATATTATTTCCTTATAATTTTAAATCAGTTTTTGTTTACAAGAAAATTTGCATAAAATTCAGCAATATTTTCTGGTGTTTTGTTTGCTGTAGCCTATTTCTTAGCAGGCTCTTTCTCTTTGCTCTAAAGAACAACAGAGGAGGTGGAAGCAGAAGCTGTACGAGTTTTTCTCATTTCAGCTTGTACTTTTGCTCTTTTTGCAGCTTGTTCTTTTCTAAAGGACTTACGAGCGTCCTCTATGGACTCCTAAATTACCTTAGGTGAAGCAGCATTTTTGAATTTTGCTCTTAAATATTTTGCCTAAGCTGGAGTGCAACCTTTTAATTTTTCCTAAAGCACAATTTGTGCTTCTCTATATTGTAATTTCTTATTTAACTTAGCGTTTTCGCTAATGAGTTTTTCAGATTTTTCTTTTGCAGCATTGATTTGAGATTCATAATCTTTGAAGATACCTTCTTTAGATTCTTGAATGATACCATTTACCTTGAGGTAATCAGTAATCTTTTCTAATGCTTTTGTAGCAACTTGATA